AGGTTAAGTTTATTTTTTTTAAATCAATATTTATGTTCACAAAATATTTAAATTAATATTTGATAAACCAGCATGATTACATTTAAACATTGAAAACATTCCTTCGTTATGAAGATTTGGCAAAACCTCTAATATTCTGTAGGCTTCTCCACTGCTGATAATAATGTTTTCAACTTTAATTTTTATAGCGGGGTCTCTTCTAATGTAAAAGTGAGTAGTAACCTTACCAAGTAAGTTTTGACCATTAAAAACATCTTCACCATTTACATCAATTTGCATAGCCCAAGCATTAGGCACTAAAATATCTTGATCCAACAAAACATCTTGCGAGGTTGTATTGTTTGCTTTTTTAATTCTTGTAATTATTGATATTGGTGTGTTTAGGTCGCCTATCTGAACATTTCTTTTAGGCTTAATGATAAACTTGCAAGCATTATTGTCCATAATATCATATAAATATTTCTTTTTGATAACCAGTGAAAAATTGAGAAGCTATTCCCATGTTATTACAACAAGCATCTCCTCTATTTTTATACAAGAATGCAATGTATTCCATAATAGCCTGTTTATAATCAAAAGGAATATTAGCTTCCGATGTGCCAAAGCCCGATGTAAAGTTTATAACAACTGCATTAGCTCTATTGTCTATTTCGTCTGGATATTCTTTTGTTTCATATAAAAATATTTCAGAATAATGATTGCTTTCTGTGAAATAATAATTAGAAGAAGCAAATGTTGTTAAAACTCCATTCAAATAATATTGAATCGATACAATTGATTGTAATTTGCTTCTTTTAATTTTTATTGGTTCGTAATTACCAAAATGGTTGTAATAAAGAGGGAAATTGTCAAGAAATGTTTTGTATTCCTTTGTTATTAAATCTATGCCAGTAATGCCTTCAAATCGTTGTGTAGCGGTTTTTATTAAATTTGTGATGTGAGCATCTTCTTGATTAAAAGTTATGCGTAAATGAGCCTTAACATCAGATAAAGATATTGCTAGTGCTAATTGTGAAAAATTAGACACTAGAATATTTGATATTGGTTGTTTAAAGCAAAAAGTATTCATTATTTATTTTTTCTATTTTTTCTAGTATTTTTTGTTTCAACTTCTAGTTTATCTTCAGGAGTTTCGATTTCCAAATTATCCTCAGGAGTTTCAACTTCAATTACTGGAATTTCAACTTCTAGTTTATCTTCAGGAGTTTCGATTTTATTTTCTTTTTCAATTAAAATATCTTTTAAAGAAGTGCATTGAAAGCAAAAATTAAATTTATCTTCAGATTCATAAATTTTAATTAGTTCTTTTTTTGTATATTCTCCTTTTTTAAGAACAATTCCGTTTTCATTAAAATCTTTAGTTAATTCAAATAGTATCATAAAAATTATTTTTAATTGTCCCCCTTTGTTTTTTAAGCAAAGGGGGATTATAATTAAGATTGGATTTGTGGTTTATCCAAATATTCCAAAATAACTTCTGATTTAAAAGTTAAATCGGTGCTAACTGCTCCAGTTAAAAAATTCACTCTAAAATATTTTTGATTATTTAAAGCTAGGTTTTTAAGTGAGATACACTTAGTTCCAACAGCACCTAAACTTGTTTGGTCTATTGCTGAAACGGATGATATTCTATCGTTTTTATTTAAATAATCATCACTTGTGAAAGTAGATGGATTTACTGCAAAAGATGAATCATCAGCAAATTGCACATTTTTAATTTTTACAGAGCCAGAAGTCCAAGTTGTCACATCTAAGAAAACCTTTAATTCTTTTACCCCTTCAATTATAATTGCAGAACCAGCAATAGTAGCATCTTCCGCTGTGCTAGCGGTAGAAACTACTCCTACTTTTTTTATAATTCCTGTTAAATTTTCAGACATATATATAATAATTTAATTGTTAATATTAAGCTTTTGCATAAAGAGCTTTAATAGCTTGTGATTCCACAATACCTTGGGCTACATATCCAATTTTACCAGCTTTAGTCGCTCCGTCAAGTAAAGTTCCGACATTAGAATCGTAACCAATTATTCCGATTGTTGACGGGATTACTTTGTAAGCAAATTTTAAATCACCGACAAAAGCAAGTAGTTTACCAGCGTTGCCGGATAAGCTTGCAGTAACGGCGGTATAATCGCTTGTAATATCAGTTGTTCCGTCATTTAAAGATTTATAATTTCCAATTTGAGCGTGTTCAAATGTTCTTACTGGAATAAGACCTTCTGGCGTAACAAAAGCTTGTATGTTGTTTGAATAAAAAAATTGCTCAAGAGGCAAATGACCATCAGAAGCTTCAACAGAAAATGCGGCATTTATAAGTTGTCTGCTAACATAAATAACAGAATTGCCTATAAATTCTTTTTTTAAAGTTGATAAGAAGTTTCTTAAATCTTTTCTAATAGTTGCATCTGCTGGTGCATATTGAGTAGTGGTTGCAGTTTTACCTACGAGACTATTGTTAGCAGCCGCAATTACATCTTGGAAAACATCTTTAATGATTTTCTTGTCAAATTTACGGTTTAATCCAGCAATGTTTCTATCGAGAACGTTAACTTGATTTCCACCTTGCATAACATTAAGAATTACATCAGTAGAAATATTCATTTTTGATTGAACTTTCTTAAGAGCTAATTTAACATTTCTGTAAACAACTTCTTTAGATACCTGAGCGGCTTCTAATTCGTTTGCCTCGAAAGCTTCAATTAAAGATTCATCAAAAGTATTCCAAACAAGAGCGCCTTCATTGTCATTTACAGCAGGCATTACATCAACATCTTGTAAAATAGTTGAAGGAATGTCTTTGTTGACTTCAAAAGAACCCATCACAGTAGCTGGTCTATCAATTGTGTTTGTTGATGTTGAATCACCAAAACGAATTGCTTTTTTATCCAAAGAGTGAAACTGAATTTGCGATTTGCTATGAATAGCTTGTGCAATAGTTTGAGCTTCTTTTAAGCTTAAAGGAATGTATGATTTTGAATCAACTTTTTCAGAAGCTGATTTAAAGCCACTATTAATAGCTTCTTCAATTTTTTCGATACTTTTTTTACTGGATTCTTCTGCTTGAGCCAATTTAGCTTCAAGAGATTTAACTTCAGTTTCGATTTGAGACTTTAGTTCAGTTTTTATTTCTAATGATTTTTTTTCAGAATCATTAAGGGCATCAGCCTTTAATTGACCTGCAACATCATCAATTTTTTTTAAAATTTCTAACGACATAATTTGTTTAATTGATTTAAGATTAAATATTCATCTAAAGATTTAAGAATTGCTTCTTCGTCAATAGATTCGGTTGTTTTTTCCTCAACATCTCGTTGAGATTCTTTTTCTTCTTGCTCATCATCACGAAGAGTTTTAGAAAATTCTTGTAATTTGCCAACAACACTAATAAAGGTTTTGGCTTCTGCTGACGAAAATCCTTTTTGTTTTAAAAGTTTTTCGGCTTCTCTTTTAGTTTTAATTTCTTCAATCATAGATTTATAACTTTCAATTGTGGCTTCTGGATTCATTGCTAATGTAACAAATGAGTATTCTAAAAGTTTAGCTTCTTCAATAATCCTAACTTCAGTCTGTTCATCTTCGCTATATTTAATAAGAATAAATCCAATTGACATTTCTTGTAAAGAACCATTTTCTAACAATGGGATAATCTCGTCTCTTACTCTCCAATGGCTTTTTGGCAATCTACTTTCAACTAAAATACCTTTGGCATCTTCTACAATAGAGATAGCATGACCTAGAAGCCAGTCCATGTTATGCTGTAAAAGCAAAGGAATATTTTTTCCGCTATCTGTTCTTTCTTTTATAGACTTTGTAAAAGCACCGGGTAATATTTTATCTTTTCCTAAATCTTCATCATAGGTAGAAATATAAGCTTTTACATATAAGAACTTATCGGAGTCTTCACCTGTTGAAGCCTCAACTTTAGCCGAAAATTGTTTAATTATTTTTTTTTCTTCCATATATTGAAAAATTATTAAAAAAAGTTCTTGCAACGGTATTTATTTTTGCTAATTTGTCAAATAATTAACCACTAAAAGTCTTATTTATGGATATAGAAAAAAACGAAAAAATAAATAAAAAACTAGGTAAACCA